CATTCTTGTGGAGTTTCTCTAGTGATCAGCTTTCTGAATTGACCCAAAAAAGTATATATGGCAGTGCTATCCTGTCCTCTTGAATTTTGCAACGTTGTGTCTGTGGGAGAATAGAAGGCTCTAACAAATAGGTTAGAACCATCACAAACTAAAATATCACTCATTGTCCACCGTTTCTAAGAATTTTTCTATGTCCCACTTTAATTCCATAGGGATTACCCAATCAGTATCAACTATAGAATCTGGACCTTCTTTGTGTCCGTCTACTGCAATTCTTATGAGAAGTTCAATGGCTTCGTTCTCGTTGTTCATGTTATTCTCCCATAAAGTCGGAATATATAGCTGTTAGAACCAATCTAATTTTCTTTTTGGGTATCTGAGTTTCTCTTTGAATTTCAATAATTAACTCTTCATTTTCGATGTTGTCTTCAGAAAGAAGTCTTCCTTTTATAATTTCAAGGGCTTCTCTGCATTGATCGTCGTATCCTAATTTTAACTTATAAATATCTAATTTTTTTATGTAATCTGTGATAGAGCAGCTTTCATAGTTTGGGTCTATCTTATCTCTGGAAGAAATTCTTTTTTCAGAAATATTTGGGTTGTAATCTGTTATTTGCATTTCTATATCTACCTGAACAGGATCTTCTGAATTATAAGAAGTGTCTTTATATTGATTTTTCAGAAACCAGAAGATTTTGTTTCTTATAACTGCGGTAAAGTATGAGAAAGCATCTCCTTTATTTTTTTCCCATTTGTTTATAACCTCCATTATGCCTAGCCAAGCCTCTTGAGAGATATCATTATTTATATAATTTCTTCTTAGCAGTTTATACCTGCCTATTACTCCTGTTATAAGTTTATTGAACACTGGAGCGAGTTCTTCAATAATTTGTGGATCTTTAGTTTTTTGGTAAATTATAATCTGCTTTTCTATTTCTTCATTATTGAAATACATCTTTGTCATATTGATGGCTATGAAGTAACTTCATATATCCTTTGCTTATTTTGTTCATATGTTTCTTCCCAATCTTTTTTTGAAAATTTGATAATGTTTGTATCATCATTTAGGTCTGTGTTTAGATTTAATTTCCAAATAGGACCACTGGAAACAATTCTTTCTTCTTCCTTTAATGCTTCGAAATAAGTCATCGGAATATCAAACAAACCAGTGTTGACGTTAAACATAAGAGTAGTTTCTAGATATGGTGTATAAGCCTTATTCTTTTTAGTTGTAGCCCCAATTTTTATATATTTTATATCACCAATTAAAAAAGGTTGTCCAAGGGGTTTGATCTCTATTCTTTGGATGGATGCAAACTTTACTGCATTTCCACCGGGAGTAAAAGTTTTGGGACCATAAGGGTTAGCCTGATTGGTGTTTTCTCTAAGCTGGTTTACAACAATCAATGTTCCTCTTGTTTGATGAAGCATTTTGCTGATTTTTCTTATGCCAACTCCGACCACTTTTGCCTTGAAACCCATGTCTTTATCGTATCCACCCTCAGCGGTTATCTCTAGTTCTCTGTTTGTTCCAACTTGTGCTAAGGAGTCTAGGACAATGATATAAGGAGAATCAATTTGATTTTCAATATATGGATTAATAATGTTTTGTATGATGTGTTCGAAAAAATATTCTATGGAGTCTGGCATTCCACCCCAACGGAATAAGCCTTTGTGTTTACCTTCTTTATCAATTCCAATCATTTTTAGTCTGGCATTGGTCCAAGCACCCTCTGTTTCATAATAAAAAACCGGATAGCCCTTTTCCAGAGCTTGAAAACAAGTCATTGCAGTGAGAGTGGATTTACCAAAACCCGTAGGACCAAACAATTCACAAACTGATCCTATAGCTATTCCACCCCCCGGCCCACCTAATACTCTGTCTAGAGAATTAATTCCTGTGTTAAAAAATTCAAAAGAGTCGATCAACAAATGATCTTCATCTTCAAATCCTTTATCAAACATGTTAAATCGATCTATTCCACCTGAAGATTTTTCTGATTTTAACTTCATTTATTTCTCCTTAAAATGGGACTTCTTCATCTGAAATTATATTATTTGTATCGGCTTTTTGGGTTGGAGTACCAACCTCTAATTCACCAAACCCTTCTTTCATGACTCCCAAGAGATCGTCGGTTTGACTCATCTTTTCTTCTCTATTTTTTTCTGCTTGTTCTTTTTTCAAAGCTTCAAATTTTGCTTGAACATATCCCAAAAGGGTATTAAGCTCTTCTATTGGAGCAAGATGTTCGTTGTCAATCACTTCTACAAGGGGTTTCTTGTAGATTTTTTCAAAACAGTTCTTTATAGAAGATTTTTCCAATGGCAGTTTGTATTGAGGATCAGGATCAATTTGAAGGGTGATTTGCTTATCTTCTCCTGTATAAACTTTGACTCTGTGGCTCAAGGCATCGATAAGACCAATTTTCTTTTCGCTATTATTCATCAAAGCTCCAAGGTTATTGTGATAGATCCTATGGAGGTCATCTGAAAACCATGCTAATTTAATTTTATTGTCATGTATAGAATAAGCAAGATTGAAGCCGTTTGCAATTGCTATTCTGAAAATTTCTTTAGGAGTTCTGGTTTCTGCCATCCATTTGCAAATAGGACAATCTGAATTGCAATTAATTCTGTGAGAGTGCATTTTTGCTGCTTCCCACATAAACTTGAATAAGCCATAGTGAGTAGCAATTCTTTCAAAAGGGTAATCTACAACACAAGAATCGTTTTCAAGGTCAAAAGAAACGATTTTTGGTAAGACATAGAGGAAATAAGTCTGGTTGAGCTTAAAAGACAATTCCTCTACTGATTTTTGGAATTTTGTGGCGGGAGTATAAGATTTTTGATCTTTGAAGGTTTGCTCAAATGTTTCTACAGGTGTAATCTTCATTTTTTTCTCCTATGCGTGATAGATTAATTATACCATAAAATGCAGGTAAAACTAAAAAAGCAAAAACTAATTTTTTATGTGAAGATTTATCTTCTTTTTGAAAGACTTAACCCATTCAGTACTTAGACTATCGTTTAGACTGATTGTAGAAATATAGTTCATTCTGCAAAGTTTCTCTGTTGAAAAAGACCTCTCTAGAGGGTTGATATCTCTTTTGGCATTGTTGGCAGATAGAATAAAGAAGGTTTTGCTCTTGTTTTCTGGATCTGGTTCTTGAATGATGGGAATTAGGCTATTTACTAATTTAGTAGAATTAATGGTGAAGAAAATATAAGAGGGTTTTTGTACTTCTTTGGTTGGATGTGGATCAATTCTTTTACGATGAACACGAATTGTATTAACATTTTTAAGAAAATCTTCCTCAAACATATTGGAAATATCAATGTTTTCATTTTTGTCTACAGAAAATATAACAACTAAAGTCTGATTGTCCACAACTTCAAACTTGTTATCAAATTTTTCTTCTTTCAGATCATAAGTATAGAATCTTTCTTTGTCTATCTTGTATAAAATGACTTTTTCTGAGAATGGAGCCAATTTAGGAATAAATTCAGCGATTTTCATGGAGATAAAGCTATCACTAAACTTATTTCTTAATGGTTTTAATGGAAAAAAGATGGATATAAGCTTTGTGTTGTTTGGTGGATTACCTGTAGGTTGCATGATGATTCCCTTCTTATTGCATTTTTATTTTAGAGGCTTCCACCTGATGGAGCCAGTGAACCTAAATTCGCATATCCCGGACCATAATCGCTGCCTTCAGAATCGTCTTCACCGGAATCTTCACCAGCGATATAGGTTTGTGTCATATCCTCATCTATATTGTCTTCTTCATCTTCATCCTCTTGTTGTTGCTGAGGATTGTTCATTTCTTCCCCTTGTTGTGCTTGTGCTTCTTGTTCTGCAGCCTTAGCAGCCATAAGTGTCTGAGCATAAACAGGATTTAGGATAATATCTCCAGATTCAAGTGGAGGATCTCCATATGAGGCTCTAATTTCATTAACGGTCTTACGATATTCAACCTCTTGTCTTTCAAGAGAAATCTTCTGTTGTTCAATTACGTCTGTGTATCCATAGAATGAAAATTCAAATTTCCCATCTGTTAATGGTTCTATGAGATATCTGTTAATAGTCTTTTCTAGGAATCTGAGTAGCGGAACAAGACCTTTATCTTTAGAAAATTGAATTCTTTCAAGTAATGTGGAATCGTTTAATGATTTGCTTTGTCCAGAAACTCCTCCTCTATTGGGGAAGTTAATTTCGCATGGATCTATTTGGTAAACACCGCAAATGATATTAACTAGATACTCAAGCCATTTACCAAATTCCATTTCACGGTTAGAGGAGCCAAGATTGATCCACTCAATTCCCTGTTCGCTGGAAAGAACTGGGGTTTTCCAAGCGTTGGCAACTCCTACTAGTTGTGCATGCCAAGCTCTACGGAAAGCATCTAAATCTTCGGTTGAGATGTTAGATCCTTTAATATTCAAAATTCCTTTAGGGGTTGAACCCTGAGTAAAGAACTTTTTATTATATTCCTCTCCGTATATCTGAGAAGCAATATAATTTAATGCCATTTCTATTTCTGAGATTCCGTATCCATTCGCCTTAATATCTGTGGTGGGATTTCTAACGGCAAAGGCCATCTCATCATAAGCATATGCTGTATAAAGGTTGCCATCGATAAACTGCACATAGTAGATGCCCTTTTCAATTCTGGTTTTTGGATCACTTAATCTTATTGTACCAGAATCTACGGCATAAAACGAAGAAGGTTTACCAGTTTTTGGATCTTTTACAATTTCGAAGCAAAGTTGATCAAAAGTAAGAGAGTCTCTTACGATCTTTCTCAAGAATGTTCCGAAGTCATCTCTTTGTGGATCTAAGGCTTTAGTTTCTAAGTTGCCACAATTATTAAGGAAGTCTGTTAGTTCTATCATTGTATGTACTTCATCTGTGGTAAGACTGGTAATTGCGTGAGTTGGATCTGCTTGCTTGAATAAATTTTGATATTTTTTTGTCTTAGGCATAATCATAAAGCCAATTCGATCATTAGGCTGTAAGTATGGAGTGGCAAAAAGGGAAGTTTGATTAACTCTAGTATTGATAATGGATGCTATTACACCATTTCTGTAAGACATTTTTCTGAGCATTTGATAAGATAATGCCCATGAAGCGTTCTTTGTTTTGAATTGAAGATAGTCTAAAACGAAGAGGGGATCATAGAATTTTGTGACAGGAGCTTTTTCAGAAGGGTCTTGTTTATCAAGAACTTTACCTCCTGCTAGAGCTACTTTCATTGCTTTGTCCATTGGCTCTTGTGTTTCCAAATCTACAAAAGAAAATGGAAGTTCTGATTTTTCAGTCAAATTTGCGTTTTTCTTTGGTCTAGCCATTTATTTCTCCTTAAAAATAGCTCTTTACTTATAAATTATTGGAAATACGACTATTAATATAAGAATTTACTCCAATCAACTATTTCTGCCGTATCTGGCAAGGTGATGTTTGTATCTAATGGATGAAGATCTGCTTGACCAGTTTGTGGCGTTCTGCTCTCATCATACACTGAAACTTGTGGTCCTGTACCAGCTACTCCAAAATCATTTTTATTAATGAAAGTAAAGCCAGATGTTTGTTTTTCATGAAGAAGTAAGAATGTTCCTACAGCTACAGCTATAATGCTATCATCTTTCTTTCCCCGATCTGCCTCTGGTCTTCCGTTTGCATTGTAAACAAAGGTTAAAGCTTGATCTAACCATGTTTTACTATATATTACATACATGTTATTTCTCAGCATTTCTGCAGAGTTATCTAGGATAAGAGGTCTTGTAGAGCTTGATGTTAAGAATCCTGCTTTGTTGTCTTTCCCAAAATAAACTTTTGGATATTTATCTAAAACTTTTACTTGATCCTGCATAAAACCATTAACGGCCCAATAATTCAATAGTTGTCCGTGATTGTTCCTTTCAATAACAATTCTTGGAAACTTAAATTTTGCTGCCATATGCCACATCAGTCTCCAAAAAGTAGGCATTGGTATAGTGTCCGAAATCTCAGCACACTGCTCTACAAATATAGAATCTTTGTTCAATCTTAAACCATAGGCAGATGAATTGTCTGAAGACGGGTTTCCTTCTGCGG